TAGTTATATTAGTTCTTCAAGTTATTATATTGGTAAAAATTATATGATAGAAACAATAGCAACCATTGATATTATTGAATTAGCATTAGACAATTTAAATAGTATTAATTATAATAATAAAGAAGATACTGAAAAGAAAGTGGTAGAGGCAAAAATTACTTTACAAAATTTCAGAGATAAACTTCAAAAAGAGATTAATGAATTTGACAAATGGGCTACGAATCAGTCAAATATAGACGAATCAATACAACTAGAAATTGATTTAGAATCAGGAAAGTAAGTAAAATCAATGCTTTTTAAAGGGTTGACAAATACACCATTTTCTGATAGGATATAGACTATTAACACTAACAAAAGGACATAATATATGAGTTACTTATACACTAAAGAACAACTATTCAACGAGTTTAAAGACGTAACAGTAAAAGATCAAAGTAAGAAAAAAGAAACTTTTACTCACAGAGTCGAATATCTAAAAGCTCTTAAAGAAGATATGATCAAAGTACCGAAAAACTTTAATAATCTTAATCTTACAACAGATCAACTACAGAATTTGATTGATGATTGGTCTGCTCCTAATCCGAGAGATGCGACATACATGAGAGTTTTTAAAATGACATACGCTGAGAAAAAAGCAGAAGAAGAAGATGAGTATTATGACTTGACTAAAAAAGAAAAAGTATATACTCCGAAAAAGAAAAAAGAAGAAGATATAAAATATAACTAAATGTTAACTAAAAGCGAAAAATTAAATAAGTTGAGAGAAGACTACGATAATTATTGTAGATCATTAGGTGTCAATATTGATTCCGACTACAACTCTTTTGAAGGTTATAATATGCCAAATTACAATTGTAGGCCATCAGTTCCTACAAGTGATAGAATAGTAGGTGATACTAAAAAAAGAGTTTACTCCACACAATTACCTATTGGCAAAACAATTAGTGTGGCGTATAACAAAGGTCCTTATATGATTGTTGATGTTAAGGACTTTAAAACTATGGGAAAAAAAGTATGAGAACAATAAAGACATTTTTAGTAAAAATCATATACCATTATTCAACTTATTTAACAAGTTGGTCTTGGCAGAAATTATATAAAAATAAAAATAGCTTAGGTTATAAAAAAGGAGAGAAATAGTATGACAAAAAAAATTGAAATAACAATGATGAATGACGGCCAACTATCAATAGATGGTCAATGTAAACCAGCAGGTAATATTCATATTGAAGAATATGTTGATAATGATTTAGTTGGAGGTTCTTATACCACATATGAAAATGTAGTAGAAACATTAAAAGACTTTTTTAAGGAGGTAAAATAATGGGTCACGCTAAAAAAAGAGGCACATATGAAGAAAGAGTTGCTCAATCTAAAAAAGGTATAAAAACCTATGAGCAGTTTTTAGAGGTAAAAACAGATACTAGAGTTAATAAATCTAAAGTATTTGTTGATTATGTTAAACATACCAATCAAAAGTAAAAAAAGAGGACAAATAATATGAGAACAATGATGATGATAACCATTGCCGTCTTAATGACTATGACTATGGTAAAGAGTGACGAAACAATAGACGTTAAAGTTAAGAACTATATTGTAAACGAAGTTAATGATATTAAAGAGTATCAAAAAATTCAATGGGAACAAGGCAAACAACAGAATGCTAACAATTGGAATTTTATCAAAACAATTTTTATAAAGGTGAAAAATAATGTTACACAAGATTAGTGATTTTTGTTTAAAGATAGATGGTCTTAAAAAGACTAGCGATAGATTGTATAATCTTAAATACAATAATTCAAAAACACCTGAAAGGGATGCTGAAGTTAATGAGTTAATAGATGATATTCAATCTACGTGTAAAATAATTTCTGCTGATAATAAACCATATGACAAATAGAAATTATAGCTCACACGACTTTAGAAAGAATACAGATGACGCTGTTATTGTAGATGAACACAAAACAGTTATTAGAGAAGCTAATGCCTGTAGAGTTGTCTTTAAAGATAAACACGGTAAAGAACAAGAGGTGGAAGTATCCAGATTGATACAAGTATTTCTTAATAATATTTGGGAGAATAAAAAAAGTGTCAAATAAAGATATAACTATAAAACAATTAGAAGAACAGAAAAAAGAAATAAACGAGAAGTTAGAACACTACGAGTTTAGAGGTCCATCTATAAAGATACAAGAACTTGAAGATGAACTTTTTGAAGTGAATGATACAATAAAGAAATTAAATGCCTAGAATATTTTTAATATTAATTATTGGTGTATTATTAACCAATTGCTCAGCCAATAGATCAACCGTTGGTGCCACATTGGGTGGAGCAACGGCTACGAGTGCTTGTGTGAGTTTAGGTGTTACAGATCCATATGTTATTGGTGGTTGTGCTTTAGTAGGTGCCTTTAAGGGTGCTGATATTATGTATAAATCAGACTATGATGTACACAATGCCGTATTTGTAGATCATTTAAATACAGGTCCGTCAAAACAATCATATACAAATTGGTATAATCAGAAATCAGGTAATAGTGGTATTATCAAAACAAGTAGCTCTTATATGAAAGGTCCTTTAAAATGTAAAGATTATGACGCTACAGTTGATATTACACAACAATGGCCTTTAGTTGGAATTGGAAGTCCAAATAGAAAAGCAGTGTTTGGTACAGCATGTCAGTTACCAGACGGAAGATGGATTGAGGGTTAATGAGAAAATTATTATTAATTATATCATTATTGGTTCTAACATCTATAGTAGTAAATCATGTTATGGCTGGAGAAAAGATATTATATTCAAAAGTAAAAACAATACAACCAGAAAAAACTGATGGCCAATATTGTTTTGTAAAGGTTGTTATCAAACAAGAGGGAGATACAATCTCAAAAGAAGAAATTTTGGAGTGTGCTGACGGTAAAAAGGGTATTGATACCCCAGGTTATTGGGATTTATTTGCTCAATTCTATTACAGAGATGTTTCAGCTCCAGAATATTGCCGATATTATAGTCGGCCAAAACATGTCTTTAAAACACCAGGAAAGACTTGTTTAAAAATAGATGGTGAATGGGAGGTTAGATGATTAAGAATATAATCATAATATCACTTCTACTTGTAATTGTGCTAGATGTTAGTCCTAATGAGTTTTTAGACTATATTTCAATGGGACTTGACAAATTACAAGATTTAGTATATAATGTAAAAAGTGAGGTTAATTAATTATGAATAAAATGATAAAACTAGTATCAGTTGTAGTAGCAGGCCTATTGATGGCTAACTGTTCAGCAACTTATAAGATGAAAAGTGAGAAAGGTAAAGTATTAAACGAAGTACCGAAATGGTATATGGCCGACTTCTCAGAAAAACAAGCGTGTGATACACCAACGTTTGGTAAAGATAAAGATAAAATGTGTATCTTTGGTGTTGGTACTGCCGTATCTCCAGACCTTAATTTAGCAATAGAAAAAGGTATGATGATAGCGAAAGCAGAGTTAGCTGACATTATCAAAGGTGAAATGAATAAGTCTAGTAAACAATTCATTACAGAGTTAGGAAAGAATAATAACAAGACAACTGTATCAGAGGTTGAGTCAACGATTGTTAACTTAATTAAAAATACACCAGTTAGAGGTTATGAAATCTTTGCTAAAGATGTAACAATCACAAATCAAAAATACTACAGAGCTTGGGTTGGTTTAAGATTACCAATGGGTGAATACAATAAAATGTATAACTTCACAATTGAAGAAGCTGTAGATTCATATAACGTTAAGATGAAAGCTAATGTAGCTTATGACAACTTAATGAAAGAAAAAAATGAAGATAGTAATATACAGTAAAAACAATTGTCAATTTTGTAACAAGGCGAAGCATATGATAAAATCACTTGGCCTTGAATACGAAGAAAAGTCATTAGAGAAAGACTTTGATTCAGACCCTACAAAACTAATGGAAGATATTGGTAAACCAGTAAGAACTATGCCACAAATTAAAATTGATGATAAATTAATTGGTGGTTATAATCAATTAATAGAATACTTTATGGTAAAAGGTAGAGTAAACTTTAAAGGTGAAATCATATAGTGTCAAACGATAAACTGCCACCAAAAGACAACGTTATTTTGTTTCCTTTAAATAAAATTGTAGAGAAACCTGGTATTACAAAATCACCAGAAGATAATGAGTATATCAAAAGAATACAACAGAAACAAACAAAAGAGTTTGTTGAAACAGCAGTTGATGATATTAGTATGAACTTGTTAAGACAATTATATGACCTTGCCATTAAAACAGAAAAACAATCATTTACAAAAGACTTGGCCATGGTTGTTGATATGATTAGAGGTTTAGTTTATAGAGATTTTGATATGGTACACCCAGCACAAAAACTATCAGACAAGTTGGTACAAGTAAATAAAAATCAAGGTAGTGCTTTGTCAGCTAGAATAGATTATAGTAGTATAATTGATAAGCCAACAAAGACTAAACCATTAAGTAAAGATGTAAAAGAAGATTTAAAGGATCTAAATGATTCAAGTATGTTTGAAGGAGAAAATTTAGATGACTAACAAAATTCCTAAGAGAATCGCCACAGCTGGTTGTAAAATAGCATTTAATAATAAACAAAAGGAGATAAATCATGTTTGGTTTAACTAAAAAAACAAATACAACTACGGAAACTAGAGGAAGAAAAAAATTGTCTAAAAAGGCTAAAATTCTTAATCTATTACAAAGAGGTTCATCAATCTCATGGAAAGCTTTAAATACCAATTACGGTCTAAAGTCACCTAGAGCTATGGTTGATACTTTAAGAGCTGAAGGTTTTATGATCTACGGTTCAAAATCTAAAGGTAACCATGTGTATAGATTAGGTACACCTACTAGAGCTATTATATCAGCAGGTATTAACGCTCTATACGGAACACCTTTTAAATACGACAATGCTAGCACTGTTGCTCCTACAAAAGCAACTGTAGCTTCTATTGACGCCTAGTTAGTTACATGGGGGCCTTCGGGCCCCTATACTATTATGACAATAGGATACGGTTTAGGTTTATTTTTAATAGGCACAACATTAACAATAATTTTTATGGCTATTGCTTATCATATAGGCAGTAGACCTTTAAAAAAAGAAGAAGAATTAAACGAAGCAGAAAAGACAATTTTAAAACTAAAAAAAATAAAAGAATTATAAATGATACTAGTCGATTTAAACCAAATACTAATTTCAAACCTAATGGCTCAAGTAAGAGGCAAAGGTGATGTAAAACCAAATAAAGATATGATTAGACATATGGTCTTAAATTCTTTGAGAGGTTTTAATATAAAGTTTAAAGGAGAATATGGTCAGATGGTACTATGTTCAGACGCTGCTGATCCATGGCGTAGAGATTTCTTCCCACAATACAAACACAGTAGAAAAATGGCCAGACAAGATGGTCCATTTGATTGGGATAATATATTTAAGATTATAACGGAAGTTAAAGACGAAATATCTAAAAACTTTCCATACATAATGATGTATGTTGAGAACTGTGAGGCTGATGATATAATAGCAACACTAGTAAAAGAACAAAAAGAAGATTTATACCTGATTGTTTCAGGTGATAAGGACTTCATACAATTACACCATTATGGTAATGTATATCAATGGTCACCTTTCTTAAAAGGTTTTATAGGAGAACAAGAAGATCCAGTAAAATTTTTAAGAGAACAAATTATTAAAGGCGATAGATCAGATGGTGTACCAAATATACTAAGTCCAGATAATATATTTGTAACTGGTGAAAGACAAAAACCTATTACGAAAAAGAAATTGGAAGAATGGTCCAATATTGAAAATATACCATTAGGATCAGAAACTAAAAAGAATTTCAATAGAAATAAGAAGTTAATCGATCTATCACAGATACCATTAACGATACAGGAAAACATTATAAATAAGTATAAAGACTATAAAGTACCAAGCAGGTCGCTCCTGTTACCATACTTTATTGAAAATAAAATGAAGTCAATGATAGAAGTTATATCCGACTTTTGAAACATATATGGAGTAAATAATGGCCGAACAAGAAAAACAACAACATCCAAACTTAATTAGTAAAAAAGCTATGTCATCTTTAGCTAGCACTAGAGGTTCTCAAGGAGAAACTGTACATGAAATTTTTACTAAAATTAATAACGCTAAAGATAAACCTAAAAAAATGGAAGTATTAAAAAGATATGATACTCCTTACATTAGACAAATCTTAAAAGCAGGATTTGATCCAAAGATCAAATTTGTATTACCAGTAGGAACACCTCCTTACATTGCTAATGAATCACCGGTTGGTACGGAACATGGCTTGTTAAGAAACGAGGCAAGAAAACTATACCTTTTTATAGAAGGTGGTGACAATACAATTACTAGAACAAAAAAAGAAACTTTGTTTATACAGATGTTAGAAGGCTTACATAAGACAGAAGCTGAAGTATTAATACATGTAAAAGACAAGACTTTAAATAAGACTTATAAAGGTCTAACTGAACAATTAGTAAAGGAAACTTTTGATTGGAATGATGACTTTATGA